ACACAAAGACGCCAAGATGTTTCATAGAGTAGATGATTTAAGCGAAATCTGTCGACGCACAGAGAAGTCACAAGTGCTGACTGTTCCCGACTACAAAACCTACTGGTCAACAGTGACTCTACCACCCCCTCTTCACCATGTCCATCGAGATGGTTCAGACATTGTGATTGACTTTGACCTCACAACTCTGGATACTTCCTCCCAGACAGGCTCCAGCATCCGGAAAACGTATCGCGTAAAGTTGGACGATGCTGGAACTCTGATTCATGATTTCACCTTTGCTCACTGGAGTGAAACCACTGACGAACCCCTGCAAAACCACTTTCCAAACGTGCGTGACGAAGCCAATAGATGGACTCCAGACTTCATCAGCACTAGACTCGATGGCACCAAGGATGTGGTTGAATTCACAACATTTAGAAGTGTGGATGAAAGAGCAGCCAAGCAAAGATTCTTAGATAAGATAACGAAGTATGAGTATCCCCTTGAGCTTCGTTCTAGATCTACTCCTGGCACTGTGCTTTTTGCTGTGTGTGTTTTCAGAGGGGGTGTTGTCACCAACCTGGATTTAACAGATACTGAAGTGGATGAATTGTGCTTCAGATTTAGTGTTGTACAGGCAGTTTTCTCTACATTAAAGGATCAACTCCTTGTGCATGAGGTTCAGGATCCAGAAGAAACAAGGCTAGAACGTCAAGTTCAACAAACCTTTCAGAGGATACAACCAAAGTGGGACGTGACAGAGCAGAAATTTTACCCGTTCACAGAAGAGATGTTCAATTTCTTTCGTGATGGGACCATGGATGAAGAATATGTGAGGGAAGCTCTAACCCACTGTTATGATGTGGCCAAAGACAATGTTGAAAGGCGCAACTTCCTCAAGAGTACCATTGATCCAGCTGAGCGTCTCCATCTTAATGCTCTAGAAGCAAGTGATGTCATCCAGCAGTTTGTAGAAGAAGTTGAAAAGAATGCATCTAGACCAGATCATTCACATAAAAGCACCATTCCTTTCCCGGCCATCATCCCGAGAGTTTCTGGAAACACACTATCTCTTGCTCCCCTGAAGGACATGGACCTTCCTTATGTGGAAGAGGATGCAACTGGTCGTGCCTGGGTTCAGGCAATTAGCAAAGTAGCTCGAGATGAAGTTGAAAGGGCAGAGGAGAATGAAGAATTGGAACGGGAAATTGCTCTAAACGGCATGGACCCTGACTCAACTGAAGACTACAAGCGCTCTAGACAACAATACCACAGGGTTGATCTCTCTTCCCTCAGCATGCCTGAACGCATAGAATTGGCAAAGCAAGGGGTTGAGGCAAAAGAGTTCAGGGATCATCCCGCAATTGTCCAAAAACGACACGAGTCAAAACGCACATTCTCTCTGAATGCTGACACTACAGACATTGATCTGTTTGTGGAAACAGATCAGGACTTCTTTAGTGAGGAGTACGCACAGGACATTCCTCCGGCACTGGAAAGCTGTGTTGAGTCCTCAGCCCGATTCCAGGCTTTTCAAGGCCTAGATCATAAGAAGAATCCATGGTTCACATCTGTTTTGTCTTTCCTTCGGCTCCCAATCGGTGTTTGGCTTTTCATGGTCAGCTGCATAGGGGTTGAACTCTCAATCAGCTTGAAGCAGCACTGTGGCCGACGGAAATTCATCATCAAGAAGTTACGGTTTTTTGATGTCTTTCTTTTAATCAAACCAACCAATACAGGTAGCCATATCTTCTACAGCATAGGTTTCAGCAAATCTGCCATTCTGGGTTTACTTCACACTAGTGGGGTCTTCAAGTCCATTAGGGAAGAAGGTGGCTGGTGCTGGACTGAATTCCATTCTTTTAAAATGTCAAAACTTACCAACCCAGTAAAAGCTTTGTCCTCTATGCATTCTATGTTTTGGTATTGGAGAGATTTCTTTGAAGTGCCATTCTGGACAGGATCGGAAACAGATCACGCGAAAGGAATACGGAAAGCAAATGAGATGTTCCGAATCACCTTGGCCATCTTGCTTGAGGATAAGGCTCGATCTGAAGAGATAATAACGTTAAGCAGATATGTCATGATGGAAGGTTTCAAATCCATACCGGAACTTCCAAAGCCACATAAGATGGTTGAAAAATTACCGACCATCTTGAGGACTAAATTCCAGGTTTGGTTAACTAGGAGGTTGCTAGAAAGTATTTCCAGGGTCTCACGGCAGCCTTTCCAGATCTGTAATGATCAGGGAACTCTCTTTTGGAAGGGCATGTTCAATCCGCTGACTGGCGACTCCGTTCTGTCCACTCAAAAGCTCATCTCTCTGTTTTACCTAGGGTACTTAAAGAACAAGGAAGAATCACCTGAGCAAAATGCAACAGTCAAAATGTACTCAAAAATCTTGGAGTACGAGCTAAAGCACTCTAAACGCTATGAGTTCTTAGGACTATCAGACCCTCCTGCTGACGATTGTAGGTACCATGAATATTCCCCTTCTATAATTCGACTTCTGCAGACAACTGCTCACCAGTACTTGCGCTATCAATTAGGAGAAGGTTGGAGAGACATAATACACAAAGAGATCATTCGAGAAATAGCATTGCTAGATCTAGAGAAAATGGCAACATTAAAAGCATCCAGTCAATTCAATGAAGACTGGTATCGCTATGAGCCTGGAAGGACTTACCATCGATGCAAGGTGATAGAAAAAGTGTCAGAATATGTTGATGATAAGACATCTCATGTTTTCCAGATTCTAGAGTCATGCTTGGATACTGTTGAGAATAGAGGCTGCATGCACATTTGTCTTTTCAAAAAACCTCAGCATGGTGGTCTTAGGGAAATTTACGTCTTGGGCTTTGAGGAACGGGTTGTACAGCTTGTCTTGGAGACAATATCTAGAGTGATTTGTAAACACTTTCCATCTGAAACATTAACTAACCCTAAACATAAGACCACGATCCCAGAATCCCATGGGAGGTTTGCGATCAAAATTTGTGGCAACCAGCATCAAACAATAGGGACCTCTGATGATGCAAGAACCTGGAATCAGGGCCATCACACTTCTAAGTTTGCTCTTGATCTGATGAGTTTCACCAAAGATGAGCTTCACCCCTTCATTTTCCGTGCTTGCAGCATTTTCATGAGGAAAAGAATCATGCTGGATCAAAATCTTTTGAGAATCCTAGAGACAAATTCCACACTATTGACAGATGATCCTACCTTAAAACTATTGCATTCTGTATATCATGGCAATGAACAGGTTTCATGGATGGACCTGAAAGGCGGATACATACAAACAGAAACAGGCATGATGCAAGGCATTTTGCATTTCACTTCTAGCTTATTTCATACTATATTGCAAGTCTGGATGAAAAAGATCATGGCAGGAAGTCTGAAACAAATTCTGGGCATTAATAGCACCAGGAACCCTCATGTGGATGTGCTCCAAAGTTCTGATGACAGTGGCATGCTTGTGTCCTTCCCTTCTGATGATCCAGTTCTCACAATGAAATGTAGGCAAAAAATTGCAATTCTTTTTGAGTACAAAAGAGAAGTTGGTAAACTCATTGGAATCTATCCATCCATCAAGAGCACTTCCAACACCCTCTTCGTGTTAGAGTTCAATTCAGAGTTTTTCTTCCACACTAACCATAACCGTCCTGTTTTTAGATGGATTGCTGCAGCTGACACCATCTCTGAGCAAGAAAGTTTAGCTGCACGTCAGGAGGAGATGTCAAGTAACTTGACCTCCATTCTGGAGGGTGGAGGAAGTTTTTCTTTAGTTACCTTCTGTCAGTATAGCCAAATGATGCTACATTATTTGCTTCTAGGCATGAGTGTATCTCCAGTGTTCCTAGAATTCATGAGCGCAGCTAGAGAGTTTATGGATCCAGCTCTTGGATTCTTCCTCATGGATCCTCCTTTTGCTCCTGGTCTCTGTGGGTTCAAATTCAATCTCTGGATAGCATGCAGAAAGGGTAAGTTAGGCTTAAAGTACAGATACTTCCTGAATCTCATGGAGGGATTGGCAACCCCGGAGGAGAAGAAGGAGAGTTGGAAGTGTCTTGACACTACTGCATCAGGGACCTTTGTCCAGGCTGTTCTGATTCGATGGGGTGATAGAAAAAAATGGGAGAGACTAGCCAAGAAAATTGTTTATGATGATGACTGGCTAGAGAGGATCGATGAGAATCCGTTTCTTCTGTATAGGAGACCCTTAACTGGTGATGAAGTTAGATTGAAGCTTGCCGTGAAGATCCATTCTCCAGGAGTTGCAAGCTCACTCTCTAAGGGAAATGCAGTGGTTCGAATTATAGCATCTTCTGTGTACATCTTAACCCGTTCTGTTTTAAGCGACAACTTGACCATGCTTGAAAATGGAGAAGTGTCAAAGAAGTCTAGTTTGTTGAGAAGGGTACTTGCTTTCAATGGGTTGTTGGGAACTGTTGGTCCACACTTAACGGAGGATCAATTCCTTTTGCTATTTCCACATCACCAGGATTATTTAGGCATCCTGGACCGTCTGAGCCAATTGAGATGCATCTTGGGAAATTTTTCAGTGAAAAGAACCCACATAACCCAGACCAAGATTGAAATTGTTGAAAAAGAACGATTCATGAGGGTGAGACCAGAGGATCTAGTAAGTGACATGTGGTTCGGAACTAGTAGAAGCAGAGTGAATCTAAAGCAATTCGAGAAAGAGTGGACACTTCTCAAAACTTCTGTCGAGTGGCTGAGAGACACAGCACAGGAGACGTTAGAAATGAGCCCTTTTAACCATCATCCATCCTTGCAGAATTTTTTCTCTAGATTGGAAACTAAGGGCAGGTGCGTTAGAATTACTGGATCTCCAATAAAACAGCGTTCAGGAACATCAAACATGATGACTGCTGTGCGTGACAACTTCTTTCCAGGATTCATCCTTGCAGACGTCTACGATTCAACTGGCCTAGAGAGATCTGAAACAGCATCCCTTATGAGACACTGCATTTTCTTGATCCTAGCTGGGCCTTATACAGAAGATAAAAAAGTATCCATGATTAAAGAAGTGTGCTTAAAGAATCCTCAATTAGCCCTGAAGCTGAATCAGTACAAGTCTCGTCTGAATTCTCTAGCGTTAATCCAGTTCCACCTCAAAAACCCAACTGATGAAAAAATCTTCGATCACATTTGCAATACAAATAGTGGAATAATTGGAGGGTTTTCTCAACCTCAGAAGAGCAGGCCTTTAGGAAAAGGCAGATTGTATTATGGTCCTGGTGTCTGGAGAGGCTTGGTTTATGGTATGAACATGCAGATAGAGATTGATAGTCCCAAGGAGTCAGACATCACATTCTTAAGGTCTGTGACCATAGATCAAGATAGTAGTAAAGAGTTTCTGCCCAGTTTTCTCAAGACATGGTGTGAAGAGATGAACGTTTCAAACCTTCACACTCCTCGAATCACCCGATCTAAAAGACCACTCTTTTTTATTTATAATTTCGCCATAAGACCAACAAGGAATCCAGCTGGTTGCCCTGTGTATTCTGAAAGCTCTAGGATGTTTGCCAAAACAACTCTAGACATTGGTCTCTTGGGCTTCAAAATTCGAAACAGCGTTTTAAACTTGAGGTATTACGAAAGCAAAAGAGAGATTCAGAAAGGAGAAGGAAGGGGCATGAACTTAGTGAGCTTTTTAAGCAGGGACTCTGATGCTGGATTAGAAGAGGCTGCCACCTTGAGTGTCTTAATGGACGACAAGAAGTACTCTTTCTCTAACAATGAGCCCAGCACTTCATGGATGACTATGAGATCCCTTAGTTCTGCCAGCCTGTCTATCCTTTTATCCAAAAGTAACGACTCCCTTCTTTATGGAAGGGGGATTGACAAAGAGAAGCTGAAGAAGTGCATCAAGGAGGCCCTACTAAGCTCTCTAAAGAAGATGGGAGTTTTCTTATCAGACCTTAAGGAGGCAGTTGACAAGATGACTGATTATGCATACTCCAATGCTATGGAGGATTGCTTTAATCTAGCTTTTGAGATTGATGAGATAACTGGCTCTGACCATGATGTGTTTCTGAGTGATGTTGACGACAGGTTAGTTTGGGATCCAACTGACTTTGAGCTGGATCTCTCCGACCTGGGGCCTTTTGGATCAATGGCCATAGAGGAGTCCACAAACACCAGATTTTATCATCACAGAATCATGGAAGATGTAGCTAGGAAAATGGTCTCCACTCTTGGCCACAAAGGAGTGCGTGATTTCATAGTGAATGGTTGCTACCCTAGAGTTCACAGAGATCTAATTAGGGACTGGTGTGTGTTCTTGGACATAAGCTTCGAATCTCTGAGAGTAATAGATGATGAAGCCTTTGGCATATTGCTAGGACCATCAATCAGTTTGGATCAGATTGGATAAAATGTTGTTATAAGCCTGCTTAGGGCTGAG